AGATCATATTAGCTTTCGCTCCAATTGTTTCTGCGCCAACGGATGAACCATCGTGCAGATAACCGATTATCCTACCAGCTTCATAAGCGTTCTTTGCGTCCTTCAGTGTCTCCCAAACCTTTGGATCATTGACGCACATATGCACTGTAAACTTGCATTGCATCACCGCATCAGCGAAGCTGGTTCCGTATCCTTTGCAGAAATCATATAGTGATTTAAGATATGTTTCTGCGTACCACTGACCGAGACCATAACCGCCTTCTGCCTGGATTGCACTGACAAATTCTTTCTTGTCTGCGCTGTCCAGCATTTTTGTGAACTCATCACATGGATCTTCTCCGATATCTTTCATATCGATCTGCCAGTGTGTCACAGCATTGGATCGGTAGAAAGATTCACGCCAGAAGAAGCCCATGATACCTGCGGCTACATAATCATTCGGTGCTTCTTTGTGTAATATTTCCCACAAGAATTCTTCAGAGTTTGTATCCTTGTATTTTGTAACCGTATAATTCGGACTTACGATAGAAACACAAAGAATCATTGCGGCAAATAAGCTTTTAATACGCATGGTTAAAACGGCAAACCTTCCGTTGTTTTAGAATCATTTTGTGCGGCAAGTTCCTTCCAATATTCATTCTCATCAATGATTGACTGTTTGACATCTTTCCAGAACTGTTCTTCTGTAATATTCAGCCTGGACAGTGTGTCGCGAATGATTTTGAGATATGTGTCATTGATGTCTTCCGGAGAATCGCCAGCACATGAGATATATTCAACAAGAGCACCATAAGGTTCTGCTCCTGTATTCAAACAATCCTCGCAGTACGCGAAGGAGATTGCTCCGCATGCTGAACAAGCTACGAAGACTTCTCCTTCCTTACCGCAGACAGCGCACTTCCCTTTCATTCGTCATCTCTCCATGCAATACGATTTTCTTCCTTTTCGTATGCATCGAGGTAACATTCGTGGGAATCACCGTTGTATGTAACTTCAAAGATCCTGCGATCAGGGATCTTTGTTGACATGATCGCTTTGTAATTCTGAAGCGTCTTGCACATCCAGACAACGAACACATCATTCATCGTCAGATTTGCAAAAGAAATATCTCTGTAGTAGCGAATAATTGCTTTCTTCGCTTTGTCGATAAAGATTTCGTTTGTCATTCAATCACATCTCCAAACATGAATTCGGTATACGGAAACAGCTTTTCACTGTTCTCATGGTTGCCACAGTTCTGGCAAACATACGCATACTGCGGAGGATTTGTTGTGAGAACGACAACATTGCCGTTGGAATCGTAGCTCGGAGTCATTTCAGAACCACACTTGTCACAAATCATGCGGTGTATTTCAATGTGGCTGATCTTTCTTTTCTCAATTTGTTCCATTCTTTTCCTCGCTTTCGTCACTCAGTCGCTTGATGATCTGATAGATTTCAGACCAGTTGTAAACGCGAACCATATCATTTGTTTCTGCGTCAAAGTCTCTGTTATGCGCAGCGGTCATCAGGATCTTGATGTAATCACCGCCGATCAGGTTGTGTGGGCCATCATCAATCATGATGTCTCCGCGAATCATCTGTTTCTTTCTGGCAACAATCACATGATCGTAGTCAATAAAAGGAAAATTCTTGAAAAGAACTTCGGTTAACTTTGTTTCGATGGTACGGAAATTTGAGCTGGTCACAATATAGATCTCATGACCGTCATCATACAGCTTTTTCAGATATTCAACCGCGTCTGGCATCGGCTTGACTCTCTTCCACAGCTCATGAAACAGCAGCGGTTCATAAACCTGCTGCGCAGAAAGTCCAGGATAAGCCAGCATGATGTCCCAGTCATGGATATCATCCTCGTGAACATCTCTGGCGTATCTTGTATTCAGCCAGTTGAGCCATTCACGAAGAAGATATTCAATCGTGTCATCCATATCCACCAGGATGGTGAATTTTTTACTCATTCGTTGCCGCTCCGAATTCGCAGATGCCTTCAGACTCGCGCCAGAATTCTGCGTTTTCCTGATATCCAGACGGCTTGTGATTGCGCTCATCGAGCCATTCAGAAATCGCCGCCATTGCTTCTTCAATATTTGAAACAAGTACGCCGTATTCCTTGATCAGCCCAGTGACATAGAGATTCTGGTAACTGTACTGCTGTTCGCCAAGCTCAGATGCACCGCCGATATCCTTTGCTTCGCTGTGAGTCAGTGCGCACTGGCGATTGTCGGTGCAGATACCGACGATGAACTTGTTATCTCCCCTGGCGATCTTCTCATGGAACTTGCCAATCTCAGCGCAGGTTCCGGAAGGAAGCACATCACCGTCGATGCAGGCGATCAGAACGTCAGTATGATCAAGCCGCGCATTGTCAGCCGATGCGATCATCTTGGAGTCAGCGAATTTCTTCTTTCCTTCAACGCCGTTGATGTCGGTGTTTTCGACAGGACTGTAGAGATCAATGTCAGGAAACACGGCACGAAGTTTGAATGCCCATTCTGTATTGCGGAGATAATCACCGTAACAAAAGATCCCACCTGCTAGGTATGCAGTAAAAAATTTATTATTACTCATTTACCTTCTCCTTTAAGCATAAATCATTAATTGATAAAGAATCATATTTTGTATATGGAATTCTAATTAATGGAATACCATTATTGATGCAATATTCTGTCTTTATTCTATCTCTTTCTTGCTGAGACACTAAATTGTTTGAATCTCTATACCATCCTTCATAATGCTGAATACCATCATATTCTATAAAGTATTGATTATTAACAAAGAAATCGTAATAATATCTTTTACCATCAATATTCACATAATAATGCGTTATAAACGGTATATTATTTGAAGACAGTAATTCAGATATTTTCTGTTCGCCTTTTGATTTCTTGCAGCATCCGCATGAAGTTGTTTCAGAACGCTGTAAATGTTCCCCAGCGACAATCGTTTCATTACCACAGTCGCATTTACATAACCACATCGATCTTCCATATGTTTCGGATTCTTTGTCTCTTCTTATAACTGTCAATAATCCAAATTTTAGTCCGCTTAAATCATGAAGTTTTGCACGAGATCTTAATTCTGATAATTGGCATCCACAGCTTTTAGTTTTGCCTGTTCTCAAATTATTCCCACTACATAGAGATATTTTTCCGCATTTAAGACATTGACATTCCCAATATACTTTTTTGCTTTTCCTAACGTTTGACTCTCTTAAAACCAACCAGCTTCCATATACATTACCAGTTAAGTCAATTTTCTTCATCTCTTAAAATTAGATTTACGATAATCCCGCATATAAGAGCAAGAGCAGTTCCGCTAATCGCAAAAACAGATCCACCAAGTGCGATTCCGCTCACGCCAGTAGACAATGGTATAGCAACAAGCAATAGATTTTTCTGATCATTGAAGTCTACTTCTTTAAGCATTTTGATTCCACTAATAGCAATATACGAATATAGAATTATTGAACATCCACCAAATACGCAACTTGGAATACTCTGGATAAACACCTGTATCGGCTGAATATATGCCAGAAGTATCATCATAAAAGCAGCCGTTCCGGTCACAAGCGTAGAAGAAACTTTTGAAAAGCCAACACATGCAACACCTTCTCCATAGCTGCAAGTTCCAAGACCTCCAAAGATAGACCCTACAAGATTTGCTAATCCTTCCCCAACAAAAATCCTACAAAGCCCTGGATTTCTATATAGATCTTTTCCAATAATTACGCTTAAAGCGGCATGATCTGAAAGTGCCTCCATCATGGCGCTTACCGTGAAGGCAATGTAGACAGGAATCACCGGAAGAATCTGAGACCAATTGACCGAATTCCAATGCAGGCATGCAACATCAGGAAGTGAAAACAGTTTCATATTCCTGAATACGCTGAAGTCCACAATATTGATAATCCCAGCGACGGTCAAAATAACTGCGCATACATATCCAGCGATTGTGCCAATCAGGAAAGGAAGGATCTTCGCAATCCCCTTCGTGTAATGGCTTGTAACCGCTATAACAATCGCGGTAAACAATGCAATCACGATTCCCCATGTATTTGTCTCCCCTCCGATCTGCACATAAGTACCGATAAATCCCATCAGCGTGATGCCGATTACCATTGTGACCGCGCCGATCAGAGCCTTCGGAAAGATCTTGTAGATGTTTTCAACTGGAATCTTTGTGAACACAAGACCGAAGATGCAGTACACAAGGCATGTAGTAAGACCGCCTACCGCAACAGCAGGATAGCCGCCAGCAGCCAAAGCAATCATAACCGGCGCAACGAACGCACCGGAGTTTGAAATGTACATCGGTGATTTATACCCTGTTACAAAGAGATAAATCATGGTAGAAAGTCCTGCCCCAGCCAGAGCACCGCTGACTGCTACACCGCAGATATTCGCAATCAACACCGTTGCGACAAACACGGACAGAAGCAATTGCAAACTGAAGAGCAAGAGTTTACCAATCGGCGGCTTATCATGAATATCGTAAATCAAAAGAACCTCACCTTCCTTAATGCGACTGATGTTCTGCATAGAAGCCATCACATTTCACATCATAGCTTCGGCAGAAGTCTTTCGGATCTCTGATCATCTCCGCTCCGCACGAACAGAGATGACCAGTCGATTTATAGGTTTCAATTTTCATTGAAATATCTTGTTTTTGCCCACATTTAGGGCATAAAAATGTATAAATCACGCCATTTTTCCTAATGAAATCGTAGTTTTATTTGTTGTTGTAATTTGACTTAAAAACACTTGATAAAAGTGCTTCCAACAACCATACACCAAAACAGATCCGCCAGCTCCACCATGTCCAGTGAAACGCCCAGCAGATCAGCCAGAGGATTCCGGCATTGATGAAGAAACTTGCAAGCATCACAAGGATAATGATAAGGATTACAAGAGCAACATCTTTATTCTCCCACATTTTGCGAATCCCCCATTTTAGCCGCCGCAACAATCTCCGGTATGATACGATAAAATGTGTATACACTGTTCCTCGTATGTACAATTACTGTGTCATATCCATCAGGAAGTTCGATTCTTTCAACCGTTGAAGTAAGAATTCTGTGGAACTCTCCATCATCCAACTCAGCAGAAAACACACCTGGCTTTCCAACTTCGAACAATTCAAGATCGCAAGTTGTATTTACAATCTTATTGTGAAGAGGATTGTTTTTATTGCTTACAACTTTGTACAGCAGATACAGTTCTCCGTTGCTGTGAAACATATCTTGTCTCCTTATCAGGCAATTCCGGTGGAGCCATGACCTCCGCGATCAGGCATTCCGAGTGTTTCTACCTCTTCAAAATCAATCGCGGGCTGATGATCCATGATGCGAAACTGGCAAATTCGATCATTCTTGTGAATCACTGTGTCTTCAACGGCAAGCGCCGGGAAGAACCACTGGTCATTATCGCCGCAGTAGGACTCATCGATCACGCCAAAACTGTTCGCCTGAAGGATTTTGAAATTCTTAAATGTGCTGCTCCTGGGAACAACGTGCGCTTCATAACCAAGCGGCAGATGCATTGCAATACCAAGAGGAATCAGTTTGAACTCGCCCTTCTTCATTTCAACTGTTTCGGCAGCGCGAAGATCAATCCAGTTTCCCTTCTCGATCTTTTCAAGACGAATCAGATCAGGATCAAAATACTTGATTTTGATCTTCATGTGGCAGATTCCTCCTTGCCGAAATTAATCACGGTCTTGATACAGTCAACAAGCGTATCGGTATCACTTCCGTAAGCGTCTTCGCTCCTGAAATATTCAATCATCTTGTCAATCAGATCCAGTTTTTCTTGCGAATACATTGTATCTCTCCTTTAAGATATTTGTTCAGCATACTGATTATCGCTTGCCAGATTCACGCCGAGCACTTCATCGAAATGTTTCTCATGTCCAGGAATAAATCGCCCGAATTTCACAATGATATTCGGCATTGATGCCAGGAAAGAAATCTTGCCATCGATCTCATTTTTGTTATATCCAGTGTAAATCACCACGGGATCTAAGCATTCATACTGATAGCGCAGGATAGATATAAAATCATAGATATCTATGTACTGATCAAAAGGCTCAAGACCACCAAACACCACAGCATGTGTGATATCATTGCTCAGATATCTTTTGACAAGATCATCAATCTTGACATTATAGGTTTTCATTTTTGGAAGACTGCTGTTCTGACATACAGCCTCGCCAGCATCATGATCGCATTTGAATGTACACTCGTTTGTAGCGACAAACATGGATGGGACTCTGTAGTTAACAAAGTCCTCATCCGTTACGCCCTTAATCAGCATTACTGCATCACTCCGTCTTTCGACAGAACGTTCATCCAGCGACGTTTATCAAACTCGCGTTTGCGAATCTTCTGGTAACTCGATGTCGGTGTGTAGAATCCAACGACACGGGCATATGTATCAGCAATTGGCTTTCCACAGATCGGACAATATGCTTCACCAATGAACGCATGTTTGTCCTCGCAGACTGAGATCTTCGTTGTAAACGCAAAGTAGATCACGCCATGCGCAGCCACATAGTTCAGCATCTCCCAGGCTTCCTCTTCGTTGGCAAAGCGGTTCTCGATGTTGATATGGGCAATACAACCACCGCCGCACTTCTGATCGAACAGACTGCCAAGCCTACATTTCTCCTGGATGGTACATTTCTCCATCAGTGGAATCCACTGATTCGAATAAATGAAATACTTGTTCTGCTCAAACAGAAGATTATCAGCCTGACAGATAACACCGGCGCAGTTCTCAGCAGGAATCATCTCGATGTTAAAGCTGAAGTTACATTCGAAGTTGTCCTTTACCTTGTTCATCGTGTCAAGGATTTCTGTGGCAAACTCAACACCTTCATCGCTGTAGCTCTTGCAGCCCAGTTCATCAGTGTTGATGAGTCCGAAGAGATCCATGACCTCATACATACCGATGCCGCCGATGGTGCAGAACTGCTTGTCCAGTTCCACCGCTCCGTCCTGATAGTTCGGAAGAAGTCCCTTCTCAATGTTGCGCTTCAGAATGTGGCGCATGGAAGCAAGTGCCTTGCAGTCAAGTTCAACGCGATCTTTCAGGATCTTCAGATACTTTTTCTTGTCAAAGCCACTCTCATAAGCGATACGAACAAGGTTAATCGTGCTTACACGGCATGAACCAACACTGAGAGCAGTACCACCGATTGAATTAATGAACGCATCAAGTTTTGATGTGTCACTGAGAAGACGGCAGCAGTTGGAAAGAACGCCAACATTGTCGCTTACAAAGAAGTTTGAATCAGACCACTTGATATTGTGATTTGAACACCACCGAGCGAAGTCCTCATCCTGGAATTTACCATTCTGATACAGCAGAGAGTATGTCAGAACAGGGTAAGTAAACATATTGATCTCTCTCGTTTCGCTCACAACATCCATGAACACCTTCTGGCATTCGATCAGATCTTCAATGTGGTCAATCGCCATCGTGCCATCCGGGAACTCTACACCGCCAAACAAACTCTCAAGATAAGGGCGGTCAAAGATGCTACAATTTGTGAAGGCTGACTGGTCAATTCTCAGGAAAGGCTGATTGAGTCGGAACAGGAACTTCTGGAAATTCTGCCTCAAATAATAATCAGGATCTTTCATGTAATAACCGTTTTCAACATCCTTCTTCCAGAACCACCATGCCCAGATCAGGACGTTCGGCATACCAACCGCACCGGACTGACGGTTCGACAGGAACGAAACGAACTCAATGACATCATCGAAGTACGTGGTCAGATGCTTCGGAGCTTCATTGTTGTAGTTCGACAGGAAGAACAGACCTTCTGTTGCAAGCCTGGTGAAGTCGTTTGCCCAGCAGTACGGGAAGTAACTCGCCGTCGTGCTGTCATTCAAATAGAACGCTCTGGAAAACTCTGCTTCCAGCCACTTCTTCGCCGTTCTCAGACCCCACATCTTCTTGATCTCCATGAAGATCTTGTTTAGACCGAAGAGTTTGTCTTCCGCTTTGCCTTTCTCCGTCATAAAGGAACGAATGTCCTTATGATTGGCGTTGGCATTCGGATCAATGCTTGCATCCGCGACGGTATCTTTGTCCACAAAATTGTCAATGAATTCAGAGAAGTCAAGCTGCGACGGATGCAGACCATTAATATATTCGAAGTCCTCGCCGTACTTCTCTTTCAGCTCTTCCAGGCAACGCTCAAAATCCTTGGATAACTTAAGCTGTATATCCATTCTTACTCCTTCTGACTGAAATCATTCGCGTGTGCGTTAACCCAATGAACAGCCTGCGCAAAATTCATCAGTTGACCATTCACCATAAGTCCAGGTGCTTCCGTCATGCCGAGGCGTTGCATTTCATCAGCATCATGGTTCTCAATGTACGGTGCTTTGATTGTGTCAAGCTTCTTCTTAAGGATTCCACACTTCGAACATCCAGTCGAATACAAAATAATCTTCTCATCCATAGGCTTTCTCTTCCTTTCGGTTATTGTCTATTGTTCCTCAGACTGAAGAACAATCAATGTCCAGCAGCTCTGCCATTTCAGAAACCGTCAGATCATTGAACTGAGAATTAAGATACTGTTTCGCGCAATCTTCGCAGTAATCTTCATCTTCAATTATGTAATCAGCAACTTCGCCGCACTGGTCACAATATCGCACACCAATTGGATGCTTATATGGGCAGGCTTCACCGATACACGGCAAATCCGGCGTACAGCCTACACAATAGTCTTCCATCTGAATCATGCCGGTTTGTCCCAGTTGTTGTTCATTATCGCAAATATCAGAAGCGGAATAAACAAGACCAATACGATTTTGTCAGCCGCAATCAAATGAACCAACCCCTTTCAAAACACTGTGGTCATTATACCACATTATTTTCTTTTGTCAATAGTTTTTATCTGTTGTCTTTAAAAATAATTTTAATTGTTTTTCAAAACATCCCAAAGGTCATTGATTGATTTTAGTTTGATGATGTTTCCATCGGCATCCTCAATGCAGCCATCTTTATATGTCCTGCCGCAGTCAAGATCGAAGAACCAGTATGAAATCCAGTGATTCTCTGTATCATCTGTCAGCAGTTCAAGAAGATCCACAACATCATCAAGCAGCGTCGGCCAATATCCGAAATCAAATTCGTCGCGATGGTTTGCGTTATAATCGCTTATGACACCATACAGACTGTCCTGAAGATGCATGATTGAAATCGCATGGTTGATATGCTTTTCAAACTGATCAAAGGTAATGTTAAACTCTTTCATCTTTCTCCTTATATGTTTACAACTTGATATTTTGTAATCCAAAGGTCTGATGTGTCTGGAATCGGTTCCCATTTCCCATCGATCAGCCTGGATTTCGGTTTCGTAATCTGTCCGGTAATGCGGATCAGATCACCTTTATTCAGCTTATTTTTATTAAATGTTTTCTTATCTATCTTGCAGTCGAACATCTCTCCGCGTTTCAGACCGTATACCTTCAGCTTCGGAGAATACTTTGTGTCAACTTCTTTCACATATCCGATTCCACGATACTGCTCACCGGAAACCGTGAAATAGCCAAGATATTCATTCTGCGCATCAAGATCCTCTTTCAACGTGCGTTTATGATATGGCGCATGTTTTACAATCTCTGTGACAAGATCTATTTTGTTGTACTGAGAAAACATCTTTGCGGTTTCCTTCAGGCAAAGCGGACGCACATCATCATCGTTTACATGAAATACTTCAAGGCGTTCTTTGCTGATCTGTTTGTCAGGAAAATTGTAGAATATTTCTGACGCATTCAACAGATAATTCGGTTCGCCGAATTCCTCAAAGAAATTCAGGTTAATCAGAATCTTAAGCTGTCTACTGTCAACGGAACAATTCTTGATATCCGCAAGAAGTTCAATGAATGAATTGTACTTCTTATCTTTCAGCTCGTAGAGATCCTGCGCCGCCTGCGCCGACATATGTTTGATTGACCCGATGCCCTTGTAGATGCTGTTGTCTTCTCTTGACAAGGAATAGCCAGCCTGGGACAAACGAAACTTGATCGGCTTCAACTTGATACCAAAATATGAAAGCTCCTGCGTGAGTTTCATCGTTCTGGTTTCATCGCCTGAGTAGTAGTTCAGCGCAACTGTGTAGTATTCAAGCGGATAATGCGACTTCAGATAGGCACCGTACAGACTATCGTAAGCATAGGATAAGCTGTGGCTTGCGTTGAAAGAATATCTCGCAGCGTCTTCCACGACATCCCAAGTTTCTTTAAACCCCTCTTCTTTGCCGACTCGATTTACCCAACCAGCGAGAAGCTTGTCTTTCAGCTCCTTCAGTTCCGGTTCTTTAAACTTCTTTTTTGCAATCTTTTTGATGATGTCATAAGAACCAGTTTCAGGGATTCCCAGCCAGATCAGATACTTCATGATCAGCTCTTGATAGATCATTCTGTGACTTCCTTCCGTCAGAAGATCATCAAGCTCCGGAACACCTGTTGTATATGGCTTACGATCTGCAAAATCCTGAAGCAACGAAGCACACCCAGGACGCAGGATTGCAACAAATGCGGACATATCAGAAACACTATGCGGCTTATATCGCATTGCGATTCCTGTTCCAAATTCCGAATCAGCCTGGTTGATTGTGCAGGTTATACCGTCCTCATAGATTTTATATGTCTTGTCATCCAGGAGATTGTCAAGCTCTCTGATCGTTGGAATCGGAATGTTTGCAAGCTCACAGACATCTTTGATAATTGCCCAGATTGTGACCGTAAGATAATCGTTCTTGAGGTACTTATATTTGTCGCAGTTGTAGCCATCCAGCATGCAGCACAGAACACCTTTGCTTGTTCTGACAAGACCGATCTCTTTTCGAACCGACTTATCATAGAGAAGCATGGAACATGGGGATTCAGAAACGCTGTCGATAACCCCAACAAAACGTTCGCTTTCTTTGATAATGTCTTTCCATTTCGGATCTTCTCTGTATGCGTCGATGTCTTTTGCAACATCGTCGTATTCAGAGATGTTCATACCAGATCCTTTGCAGTATAACCTGAACGCAGACGCAGACTGAAGCGGTTTCCAGGAAAGCATCCACTCGCAGTTCTCTTCGCCAAGCAGTTTCTTGGTAGCCTTGATAAACGGAACACGGTCTGCCGTATTTAAGTCTATATCAGGCAGTGACCGGCTTCCAAGGATTCTTTCAACCGACATAAACCTTGATGGGAACAGCGTAATCGGCGCGTCCACTCGGTCAATATCGGTCAATCCCAGCATTTTTGTGATGTAAAAGCTCGGAGCAGAACCACGCCCGGTGTTCGTCAAACGTCCGCCAAACTCTTCCTGTGCGCTTTTCGCAACGTTGTAGTCGATCAGGAAGTAGTTCGCCATGTGCGTATCCTCTACAACCTTGACTTCTTCTCGGATTGCTTCCAGATACTTCGGCCATTCATCCTTTGGAATTGATTTCCGTTCCTCAAGCCATCGATCATTAATGATTTTCTTCAGGTCTTCGTTCGGTGTTTTGGATATCTGCGGCAGCTTGATGTCATCATTGATCAGTGTGATCTTTTCACAGTTGTCAAAAACCAAAGTGTTGTGCAGCGCAAGCTCGGCTTCAGATCTTGTGAGAATTCCCTGCCGCTCATATCGCTCCAGGATTGTTTCATCATCTGGATAGTCGAGGATCATATCGCTTTCAACTGCGTTGTCATCCTTGTAGAACATGTCATGACCGCGCAAATAAATCTCTCGGTAATTCTTATCGCCTGGATAGATATAGTGGCTGTCGTTTGCGTGGATAATCGGAATACCGGCTGATCTGCTGAACTCAAGCATCTGCTGGTTAACCGTCTTCTGAAGGTCAATGTTATGCGGCTGAAGCTCAAGGAAGAAATTATCTCCAAAGTGTCGTTTACAGGCAAGGAGAAGTTCTGGATCATCCCAGATTCCAGCCACACATGCGCTTGTGATTACAAAATCTCTCGGATTCAAACTGAATAATCTGTCGGCATCGACTCTCGCTCGATAATAAAAGCCTTCTCCATGCGCGGTACTCATGATGTCATTGAGCTGCATCACACCATCGTTGTTCATCGCAATAATGATAAGATGCTTGTTGCTTCTGTCTCGCTTGCCATCCTCATCCGCATCATAACTGCGGACAAAGTAGGCTTCCATGCCGTACACCAGTTTTAAATCCGTGTCTTTTGTCTGAGTCAGCCAGTCGAAGATGCTTCCGGTAACACCGTGATTTGTGGTGAAGACTGTTGTATGACCAAGCTCCTGCGCACGTTTGATGTAATCTTCAGGCTTTACAACAACGTCTGAGATCCAAGGATTGCCGTAGTGGTCATGTTTATGGTAGTTGTTATACCTCATGACCACTCACCCATTTTCGCATACTCGCATGAATGCCTGAAATTACAGAGATTTGTGCAATAGAAGAACTGTGGATTGCCAGGGAAGTCTTCTTCTTTCTGGATGTCAAGAATTGTTTCATGCGCCCATCGCATCACTTCTTCGTATTCAGTCTGATCAAATTCGATTTCGACCCATCGACCACCATCAGCAAAGTAGTTCCAGGCGATCACAGAAGGATACTTACCATACTCTTCATGCACAGCATAAGCATAGATATATGCCTGTCGTTTATATCCGGCGAAAGTATCTTCATGATTCTTTGCGACCTTGCCTGTTTTTGTAAGCGGATATGTACTGGATTTATGGTCAATCACCATGATTTCGCCAGACTCTTTGTCTCTGATCAGTAGATCAATGAATGCTATAAAATCATATCCTGCGATTTTGAAATGCATTTCTTTTTCAACGCCAAGAATTTCATATCCACTCAGCCAGTCAAAGTCAACATTCGCAAAGTAATCGATACATGATTCAATCTTCTTGTCCATGATCGATTGCTTGGTCTTATAGCAGATATCATCCAGATGGTTTACATAATACTCAGCAGCATCTTCTATCGGCAGTTCTTTCTTGAAAATCTTTTCCAGCGTTTCATGTCCAAGAGAACCGTTCTCCGCATAGAAGTTACCTTCAGACAGGTATTCCATCGGATCATTCAGGATATAGTTCAGGTAAAATTCATATGGGCAATTTCGGAAAGAGCTTAGTCTTGAATACGACCAGCGCATTTTATCGATCTCTTCTTTGTACTCGCTGATTCAGACCACCTTCCTTTTGTGTTCGTAAAGCGTTTCCCAGATTTCCTTGCCACAGTCAACAGGGGCATTCTTGGCTTCTTTCCCACCAAGAAGCTGCTCTTTGTCGCTGATGTAAAACACATCTGTGAACTGCTTCAGTTTCTTTAAGCTGTCCTGTACATCGGAGTCGAACTTGTCAACATCTGAATCCCAGGCAAGAACCACATTAACCTTCAGCTTAATCAGCAAATCAATCTGTTCATCAGACAGCGAATGCGTTTCCGCTGATACACAGTTTTTGTATCCCCATCCATATGCTTTCATCACGGATTTTATGGATTCAAAGACGATTATTTCACGTTTTTCCTTGACATATGTCAAGTTGCGGTTCAGACATTGGAAGTAGTCCAGCTTACCTACCTTGTAATAATTGATATATTTCTGAAGCTTTAAAGCTTTATAGTTATCATACCGCGTCCGACCTTTGACATTGATGAGATTCCCATCAATGTCGTAGACCGGATAGACTATGCGGTTCTGC